TCTCCGCTATACCTCTGACAGTTTCTCTTTCTTCAGCATCCACACCACCGTGAATAAAGAATACTTTCCTATCGTCTCTATTTATTAGTTCAAATAGGACTTCTCCATGGGTAGCAACCCTACTAAAAAGTATCAATGTGTTACCTTTCAAGTCCAGTGCTAGGTTTTTTATAAATTTATTTCTTTTTTCATGTGAAATAATATATTCTATTTCATCTTGATAAGCATCAAACTTCTTAGGTTCATGTTTGAGTAGCAGAACCTTTATGTTTAGTGTTGCTAGATAACCTTTCTCCTGTAACTCCTTAGTATTGACGATTTTATAAGAGGGTCCGAATAGACCTTCAAGTACCCACTTATGAGTTTGTGTACCATCAAGCGTACCTGTGAAACCATACCTGTATTTTGTGTCATAAAGTTTTGTCATTATACTTACTAATGATTTAGACTTAAACTGATGTGCCTCATCCCCAATCACTACATCAAACCTATTGAACCAGTCCTTAGGTAACTTGTATATTGACTGCCATGTGCTTATAATAACTGGGTGTTGACTCAACAAATCCTTTCCAGCATATATTCTATGACAAATATCTTCGACATTCCATCCATAATCTATAAAGTCCTTATACATCTGTTCTACCAGAGAGGTAGTAGGGACAATAATAAGGGTTGACCTACCATATTCTTTATGGTATCGTGTAATAGCATAGATCATTAGGGACTTACCAGACCCTGTTGGTGATATAATCAGTCTACGATTCTTTTGTAATGCATCAAACACCCCATCAATCTGATAGTCACGAGGTTTGTACTTCGAGATTCCCGTTAGGTAATCCTTTACTCCCTCACGAGAGATTGATTCCGTCTCTTGATAAGGGAGCCCATAAAACTTGGAGTTCTCAAATTCAAACTCGTAATTATATCTCTGACAAAATACAACAATCTTATCAAGAAGACCAACATATATCTCATTCTTCTGTACATTAAATAATCTTATCTTACCATCCCAATACTTACTACGGTACTGAGGCATAAACTTTGCACCTGGTACATCAAAGGTGAACTCGTCCTGTAACTCGTGTCGTATGTGTGGGTCGCAATCAATTTTTAGAAAGACTTCGTTCTTCTTTCTTATAGTTAGATCAGCCATAACCAGCGTTGAAACGTCTCCATTCAATAGCGTTTTTTATCTGGTAAGTTCTATTGGAGACTTGTCTTAGTATTTCTTCGATGTACTTCAACATAGTGTCATAGTACTCGATCTTTAGTTTAGTCTTTCTGAGTTTCTCGTCTGCCTCAAGATATAACTTGAGATCATCCTTGTCTCTGACTTTGTAAGGAAATGGTTCTGCTTCATATACAGATGCAGTTGCCTTACCTGTGTAATACTTTCTCCGATCTAGTAGAACATTACAATGTATCTGCTCTTCACGCTTTCGCATGAGCAGTATCGTATTATATAGCTCATAATAAGTAGCGTGTAATTGTGGGATTCTTAGAGACTCAGTATCAAGTTCATCTTGATTTATCTTTGCGTCTTTTTCCCACATGTCTTGAATCATTTCAAGACTTAAAGTCTTAGACCTTAGTTCCATTTACGTCAATCACATCAAAAATAGTATATTTAAAGGTAACCATTGCGGTAAAATATCTTTGCTCTGTTTCTGTTGAGTCAAATGGTACACCAGATAGTGCAACAGGGAATAAATCCTTGAACTTAATAGAGATACTTGGGTTGTAATCACTATTCAGAACCATCAATGTTCCATCGGATCTCTCTGCAAACTGATCTCTCTCAGCAGCATCAGGATAAAATCTATTTACTTTCTTCAGATCTTCATACTGTTGTAGTGACTCAGGAAATCCTAGTCCAGTAATCCAATCATATATCTGCAAGTAATTCTCGCAGTTTTCGTCAACTATAAAACTCAGAGTCAGATCTTCGTAAGATAACTCTGTGCCAGGTATGGGTATTTGACGAAGGTACGATGCTTGTGTTGTAGTGCCAAGAGTTACAGTTGGTATATTTGCTTGGTTGCAAAAGAAACTAACTTTAGGGCAACGGTTCAGCAAAAATTTGAACCCAACTATTGATAGGAAGTTCCTATTAGAAGGTTCGTTTAGTTTGAATGGAGGTGTAGCACCTCTAACCCTAGTGTCTGCCATTACTTACGTAGTGTTTTTAAATAGTCAAGAACGTTTTCTCGTATGCCCATCAATTCATCGTAGCATCCTTGATTATGGGCACACCCTCTCAGTTTAGGATCGGGTGCCATTACTGATTCGATGAAGATAGAAAGTGCTCTATCATATTTGATTGTTGGAGTCTCAACTCCAATAGATCCTTGATCTTTCATAATATAGTCGTACTATAATATTTATCATAGCATAAAAAAAGAGACCCATAAGGGTCTCTCTGAAAAATATAAGCAACTCGCTTACATAAGGTTTGTAACTTTAACACGTCTGTAGTATCTGTTACTGTTACCAGTAATTCTACCAAGACCTTGATCTGTACCTTCAGCAAATGGGTTAGCAACCATTCCATATCTGGTTTTGAAACCAATTTTTGGTTGGAATGTGTCTTGTCCAACTGCTCTTACCATCTGTAGTGGAACGTAAGGGCAATAGAATAGACCAGCATCATAAGGGTTAGATCCCTTGTATCCCATGACGTAGTACTGATCAGCAGTTAGGTTTGCAGCGAATGGATCGATGTAAACTTTGTATCTACCGTTTAGAGTACCTGCGAATGTGTTACCAGTATCATCAACGTTCATGTTAGATGAAAGTGCAGGTGTGTAGTCTAGTTGACCAGCAGCTGTTAGCGATGAAGCAACGTCAGCAGAACAAAGGATGATGTTACCCTTTCCTCTACGAGTCTCTTGTGCGATTGCGTTAGCATCTCTTTCTAGTTGGAAGATCATACCTTTGAACTTCTCAACCATCCATCTTCCGTTACTGTCTGTGTCTAAGTCAAATACACCAGTTGTTGCTGTGTTGACTTGAGCACCAGGTCTTGCTGCCTTATAGATTGTACGGATGATCTCTCTGTTGATTTCCGCTAGGATCTCAGTAGAAAGGATGTTTGCTAACTCAGCCTCTGCATCCAATCCATGGATCGCCTTGAGGTCTTGTGCTAGTTCTAAACTGTACTCAGCTTTGAGGGCTCTTGACTTCGCAGTCACAGATACCTTCTCGATGCTGAACGCCATCTCACGGAAGTCGTTGTTAGCACCGTCACCTAAAGCTTCAGACTGTTGAGTCTTGAAACCTTGTCCAACTGAGTAAGCGTTCTCTGCACCACCGTTCAAGATTGATGGGTTACCACCACCTTGTGCAGTTGTACCGAAACCAACATCTGAATCTCCGTCAGTTGCTCCTGTGTAATCACCCTGTGTGAATGATGCGTCGGAGTCTTGAGCAGAGAATGCAGAATCTGGTTCGTTGAAGAATGCTTCTGTACCGTTCTGGTTGTCGTACTTGGATCTCATTGCGAAGATCAATCCAGTTGGTCCGTTCATTGGTTGAACGCCAGCTAGGTCGTATGCAACGAGGTTTGGCATTGATCTTCTGATCAATGAAATTAGAACTGGGTCGAAACCAGCAACAGGTCCACCAACTGATGCACCACCACTGAAACCTGCGGCTCCAGTTCCTGATGGGTCAGTGTTTACTGTTGGAGGAGCTTCTGACAAGAATGCTCTCTCTTCTCTTAAAAATCTTTCTTGGTTTTCTAGAAGTTGGGCGGTAACTGCTCTTCTGTGGTTGTCTTGGATTTTATCTAATCCTTCTGCCTCTAAGAGTGGTTGCCACTTCTTCTGGAGTTGTCCAGAATTAAACATTTGGCTTACCTTATGGGTGTAATTTAAAAATTGACTATTGGAACTTTGTCAACGCTGACAAATATGCGTTCATTGCTGATCCATGATCCTCAGGAATCGCATCCTCAGGGTTGATTTCAGAGTTTTCTACAATTGGTTTCGCATTGAAATACGACTCCTTGAGTGTAGATAGTTTTTCTCTGTACTGTTCTTCACTTTCAAACTCAACACCGTTAGATAGTTCGGAGAGTTTATCCTTTTGAGATAACGCCAAACCTTCACTTACTTCATCAAGGATGTTGTCTGACACAGATACTGAAAGACGCTTAGTCAATTCTACGTTACTTTCTATCTGCTCATTTAGTTTTGTTTCCATTTCATCTAGTTTAGAAGTCATTGCTTCTAAGACATCGTATTTGTCTTCAGGGATTTCAACATAATGTTCTTCAAAGAGGGTCTTAAGACCACTCATAAAGGAATCAGAGAGTTCACCTCTTATTCCAGTTTCTACAGCGAGTGCATTCTCATTGATCCACTCATTAGCGACGTACTCTAAGTAAGAGTCAACACGCTCTGTAAGTTCTGATTTGTGAGAAGCAATCTCCTCATCAAATGCTTTTGTGAACTGCTCTTCAAGTTGTTCAGCAACTTGTTCAATCTTGGACTTTACAGCCGCTTCAAAGATTGTAGCAGTCTTTTCTTGGAACTCTTTAGAAAGTTCTTCGCCTTCTAAGAGTGCAGCAACATCATCCGCAACGTCAATTACGAT